TGCGAGGTATTCGCGGATCGTCTCGTGGAACAGGGCCCACGCCTCCTGCGGGCAGGTATGCAGGCCGTGCTCGCGGGCGAGCAGCATGACGTTCTGGAGGAACATGCCGAGGTCGGCCCATTGGCCCTGCTGCATGATGCGGTCGATGGTGATCACGAGGCCGACCGGCGCGCCGAAGAACGCCCAATTGCCCTGGAAGAACTCCAGCCGCTTCATCTTGTCCTCGCGCGGGATGCCGAGCGTCGCATACATCGCCTCGCCGATGCGGAAGCGCCGCGACTTGTAGGGCTCGGTCAGCTCCGGCGGATAGATGAGATATTCCGGCGGCTCGCCCATCGGGTTCGCCTTGCGCGCCTCGGCCGTCAGCCGCACGAGCTCGTCGCGCGCCGCGCCGAACAGCGCATGGACCTTCCACGGCTGCAGGTTGCCGCCCGACGGCGCGCGCGCCGCGAGCTCGAGGATCTCCATCACCGTCCCGCGCGGCACGGGATCGGATTTGAACGCACGGATCGTCTTGCGCGACGCGATCGCTTCACTGACTTTCATGGCCGCATCATGCACGCCTACTTCTGAAACCACAAAGCTGCCGTTCCGTCATAGATGAAATCGGCCGCGGCGCCGTCGGCGATGCTGGCGATCAGCGTGGTGCCGTCGGCCTGATAGACGTCGCGCGTCCTGGCCCCCGACGATCCGCGGCGGCTGAGCTCCATCCTGTGCCCGTCGGTGACGTTGGTCGCGGCGAGGGTGAGCTTGCGGTTGGCGGTGAGCGCTGCGACGTCGCGCAGGATGCGTCCGTCCGCGCGCGGCGCATAGGTCGCGTTGGCGTCGGTGGTCAGCCGCTTGACCGCCGCCTGGCCGGCATGGCGATACGCGGCGCCGGTGTCGACCGCCACCTCGCCCGCGCCGCCTTGCGCGTCGGAATGATAGAACAGGTTGCCCGCGACCGACGGCGTCACCGCGCCGGCAATCGTGGTGGAGCGAAGGCGATGGCCGCGGTTCTGGTCGATGACCGGATTGGCGCCGAACAGCGACAGCCCGTTCTCGTTGTCGAGGCGCGCGACCTCGGTCAGCGACGCCGAGCCCACCGGCGCCAGGCGGAAGCGCAGATAGCCGCCGAGCGCGCTGGTGCCATAGGTCGTCTCGGACACCACCGCGCCGATCTCGGCGGTGTTGCCGAAGGTCGGTCCCGACGAGACGTAGCCGCCGAAGCGCAGGATGCCGAGCACGTCGCCGGCGATCGGCACGGACGGCGAGGCGATCGTGCCGCGGCCCTTGCGCAGCGCATAGACCGGCGAGTTCGCGCCGGACTGGAACACGATGTTCTGGAAGGTGGTCGAGGCCTCGCCCGTCGCCGACAGCACGAAGCCGCCGCCCGGCGTCGAGAAGCTGAGCGACGATGCGCTGAGCGTGCCGATCTGGCTGCCGGAAAGCGCGAAGCCGACGCCGCTATTCGTCGCGTCCCAATAGACGCCGCTGTTCGTGTTCAACGCCAGCGAGGGCGACGCGGCCGAGCCGTTCGGCAGCTTGATGCCGGCCGCAAGAGAGAGCGCGCCGCTGGTCTTGTCGACGACGAAGGCCTCGACCCAGCTCGCGCCGTCGGGCGAGACCTTGCAGTGGAAATTGTCGTCGCCGGTGAGCCCCAGCTCGGCGCGGCCGGAATAATTCGTCTGATAGAGCAGCGAGGCGGTGTCGGACGCCGCGTGCTTGTTGAGCTTGGCCTGCATCCCGGCGCCGACATTGTCGAACAGCAGCGCGGACGACTTGACCGACAGCTTGTTGGTCGCATCCGCGGTGGCGTTGACGCCGAGCAGCGGCACGTTCTGCAACGTAAGCAGGCTCGCCAGGTCCTGCCACGCGGTGCCGTCATAGGCGATGAGCTTGGTCTCGTCCGCGACATAGGCGATCAAGCCCTGATACGGCGCATAGAAGCGCCAGCCGCCGTCGACGGCGAAGGCGATGTTGCCGTCCTGCCCGGTCCAGTCGCCGGTCGCGACCGCCTTCACCAGATAGGTGTCGCCGTCGGCGGGCGAGCCCGGCGGCGCGGTCAGATCGCGGTCGAGCAATCGTGCGCAGCCGAGCGCGTCGAGCATCAGCAGCGCCTCGTTATGGGTGACGTGCTTCTGCGCCTGGGCCGCGGCGAGCAGCGGCAGGTGGCTTCGGGGTGTGGTATCGGTCATGGGAGACTCCTTCTTCACGTCCCCCCTTGCGGGGAGGTCAAGCGGCGAACCAAATCTCCGCTTCCGCGCTCTCGCCGCCGCCGTAAGCGGCCGAGAGCTGGGTGACGGTGAAGCGGAACGGCGCGGGGACACCGCCGTCGGCGGCGATCTCGGCGGCGGTGTAGGTGTAGGTCGGCGCGGCCGTGGTCGCGACGCGCGCGCCGATGGTGAGCTGATAGGCCTCGCTCTCTTCGCCCAGCGGCACCTCGGTCTGGTCCCAGCTGTCGCCGCCGATGCGGGTGCGGCGGATCCACGACAGGACCAGGTCCCCGCCCCGCCACGCCGCGCTCAGATGCACGGGCGACAGCGGCCGCAAGCCCACGCCGTCGAACGACAGTACCGCGCCTTGATAGGCGGGATCGGACAGTCCCTTGCCCTTCGGTCCCCACAGATAATGGAACGGCAACTTGACCTGGTCCTGCGTCAGCGCGAGCTGCGTCGGCGCGCGGTCGAGCAGCACCACGCGCGCGCCCGCCGGCAGCGGATCGCGCATCGCGCCTTCGGTGCCGGCCTGTCCGCGCAGCAGGCGCGTGAGCGTCCACGCATCGGGGCCGGTGAGCGCGGCGGACGCATATTGCAGCACCTCCCAATCGCCGTCGGCGTTCTGCACCGCCAGCGCATTGGCGCCGCCGAGCACGCCGATGTCGTCGAGCGACGCGCAGCCGCCGTTGTAAAGGCGGATGGAGAGCGAACCGCCCTGGTCCCAGCGCCACGGCGGACCGGAATGGAAGTCGGCCGTGGTCTCGCCGATCGCCGCGGGCTTGCCCAGCGCGGTGTCGAGCGCATAGCCGGAGTCGCTCGCGCTCTTCAGCACGAAGACCTCGCCTGGCCAGGGGCTCGCGAAAGCGGCGGCGTAAGGCGCCCAGGCCACCTCGTCGCCGGCGAGCAGCGGCAGGTCCAGGAACACGACCAGCGGGCGGCCATGGATCGTCAGGCTCTGCCCCGCGCCGGGCGCGCGCGACGGCCCGGTCAACGGTTCGTATACGGATGGATCGGTCGCCGCCGCCTCGATGCTCCGCGCGCCGGCGTCCGACACCGCGGTCAGGCGCAGGCGGCGCGTGCGCCCGCCGGCATCGAGCGTCACCTCGTCCGTGGGATCGAGCGCCAAGGCCGACGGAGGAAGCGCGAAGGTCGCGCTCTCGCGCATCGTCCAGGCGTCCATCAGCAGCCGCTGGCCGATGCCGATGGCCTGGCCCTGGTCGAGCACCAGCGGAAGCGACGAGGTGGCGACGCGGTCGGACCGGCCGGCCAGCCGCCGCGCCTCGGCGACCGCCTGGCGATAGTCGGCATCGGCGTCGATATAGGCGATGCGCGAGGCCACGGGCAGGTCGGTCTCCTGCGCGCGCTCGAACGAGAAGCCGAAGCCGTCCTCCCCGTCGGGCAGCGCGAGATCGTCCTGCGCGAAGGCCGTCGCCGTCGGCCGCCCGCGCATCACGAAGCGGATGACGCCGCCGGTCTCCACCGCGTCGAAGTGATAGGCCAGCGCCAGCGGGCTCAGCGCGTCGCGCGGGCTCATCGTGTCGGTGACGCCGAAGCCGGTGACGAGGCCGGCGAGCCCGGACACGTCCACGTCGGCCAGCCCGGCGCAAATCTCCTCGACCAGATCGCCCAGCGCCACCGCGCCCAGCCGCCCGTTGAGCCAATGGCCGAGGCGGTAGTTCGCCGCGTCGCCCCAGATGTCGGCGCGCGCCGGGAAGAACGGAAAAGGCCGCGCATCCCAGCACCAGGCGAAGAGCCGCGTGGGCTCGACCATCGGCGCGCCGTATACGGAGGATACCGGATTGTTCGCCGCGTCGCGCCAGAAGGCGAAATGCGCGGCCAGGAAGCGGCGTTGGATCAGGTCGTCGCGCTCGCCGTTGGAGAAATAGGGAAGCGCGCTCTCCGACGACTTCGGATCGAAGAACACGTTGGGCCGGTTGGCGCCCTTGTCGACCGCGGGACAGCCGAGCTCGGTGAACCAGATGGGCTTGCCTTGCGCCACCCAATCGGTCGCGGCGCCGATGGTGCCGTCGGGACGGTCGTGGTGGATGTTGCCCCACCAGCTCCAGATGTCCTTGCTGCGGAACACCCAGTCCGCGATCGGCGTGCGCGCCTGCGCGGCGCGGTCCTCGTCGCTGGCGTAGTACCAGTCGTAGTCCTCGCCGCCTTGGATGTTGGACGTGAGATAGCCGAGGTCGTGCGTCGAGGTGGGGCCGTTCACCGCGTCGTAGTCGAGGCCGCCGCCGTCGCGCCAATCCGCCAGCGGCATGTAGTTGTCGATGCCGACGAAGTCGATATCGGCGTCGCTCCACAGCGGATCGAGGTTGAACAGCAGCGCGCCCGGCGCGTCGCCGGTCTGGTGCGCGTTGTATTCCGACCAGTCGGCGGCATAGCCGATCTTCGTATCCGGGCCGAGGATCGCGCGCACGTCGGCGGCGAGGGTCTTCAGCTGGGACACCGCGGGATAGGCGGTCGCGCTGCTGCGCAATCGCGTGAGGCCGACGAGCTCCGAGCCGATCAGGAAGGCGTCGACGCCGCCCGCATCGGCGCAGAGCTGCGCATAGTGCAGCACCATGCGGCGCCAGCCCCAGGTGCCGCCGAAGAAATCCTCGACCTGGTCGGCGCAGGCGGGCGTCTTGTCGGGCGAGCCCGGCGCGCCCGGCGGCGGATCGCAGGCGATGCGCCCGCGCCACGGGAATCCGGCGCAGTCCATGAACAGGAACGGGCAGAACATCACCGCCAGGCCCCGCGCCTTCAGCTCGCCGATGGCCGCGCTCACGCTTTCGTCCGACGGCGTGCCGCCATAGGCCGGGCGGCCGTCGAGCTGGCTCACGACATGCGCCTCGTCGCGCGTGAGCCCGGCGACGCTCCAGCTTTCGGGATAGGTGGTCTTGGTCGCGGTCTCGACGCCGGGCCTGATCTCGCAAACGCCGCAGCGCAGGTCGTTGCCGAACCAGCCCACCACCAGCGACACCGCGCTCAGGGCCGGCGCCAGCGCCTGAAGCTCGTCGAGCGAGGCCTTCACGTCGGCGGTGGCCGAGGCGTTGTGCGCGTTCTCGACGACGGTCGTGCCTTCGCCGTCGTCGGCGGTGACGATGTCGGTGGCATAGACGAACTCCCCCGCGCCGGGGATCAGCGCCACCGCGGGAAGAAGGTTCTCGAGCGAGTTGGGATCGGCGTCCGACAGCGAGCGGATGATCTCGAACTGGAGCTGCGGGATGCGGTTGCCGAACTGCTCCAGCGGCAGGTCCTCGAACACGATGTGGCAAAGCCCGCGATAGGCGGGCGTGTTGCCCTCGCCCTCGATCTCCTCGATCAGCGGATCGACGGCCTGGCCCTCGTCGCCGGGATAGAACCGCGTGGTGAAGGGCGTGATGTCGATCAGGGTGCCGTCGGCCCAGACCCGCCCGATCCTGGTCACGGGGCCGGCGCACAGGCCCACCGCGATCGAGATCGAATAGAGATAGTCGGTCTCGGTCACGGTGACCGCGGGCGCGCCCTTGCCGCCCTGGCTGATCTCGGTGGTCTTGACCGTCTCCTTGAACTTCGTCGCCCAGATCAGCTGGCCCGCCACGCGCATGCGGCCGTAGAGTGCCGGGATGGCCGCGCCTTCGGTCGAGGCCTGGATGGTGACGTCGGTGAGGCGCGGGCCCTTGCGCTCGACATGGCTGCCGCCCATCAGCGCGGAATCGATCATGCTTCCGGCCAGCGTGCCGATCATGCCGCCGATCTCGGCGCCCGAAACCAGCGTGCCCAGCAGCGAGAAGCTGTCGAGCAACGAGCCGCCGATCGCCGACCCGGCGATGCCCAGAACCAGTGCTGCCATGTTGGATTGCCCTTAAGGCGTCAAGCCGACGCTTGCGTAGAATTCCGCGACCTTGGGATCGAGCGCCTTGGCCGCATCGAGATCGGCCTGCGCCGATGCGTCGCCCGTCTTCGACTTGACCAGACCGCGCAGATAGAGCGAGCCGGCGCGCCGCGCGGAGCCCGAAAGCGCAGCGTCGATATCGGCGCGCGCCCGCGCGTAATCGCCGCGCAGGACGTAGAGCAGCGCGCGGGAATCGCGCGCATCGGGGTTCGACGGCCGGAGCCTGACCGCAGTGTCGCAATCGGCGAGCGAGGTGGAGAGCGCGCGCTTCCACACCGCGTTCACCCGGCACCTCCCGCCATAAGCGTCCGAGTCGTTGGGATCGATCGAAAGCGCGCCGTCGAAATCGGCCAAGGCTTCGGCGAACCGTCCGGCCCGCATATAGGCGTCGCCGCGATAGTCCAGAAGCTCCGGCTTGGCCTCGCGCCGCACGTAGGTTTCGCTGAGGATCGAAGTGCAGGCCTTGATCGCGCGCTCGGACGCGACACGGTCGACGCCTGCGCATTGCCGCCCCTGCTCGCCGCCCCAATAGGCTCGCACCGGCGCCGGCAACAGCATCGCCACGGCGAAGGCGAGGACGAGCGGCGTCATGGCGCCGGGCCTTTTCATGCCCCAGCCTTGCTGCCACACCGATGCCGGCAAGGCACGCGCCTGCCCGCAGCCGAGCAGCGCCGCGCATCCCAGCGATATCGCGAGCCCTTTCATCGCGCGCACTCCATCACAACCGGAACGCATAGGCCAGCCTCCGCCGCCAGAAGACGCCGAACGGTTCCTCGCCGACGCGCTTGTTCTGCCGCGCATGGATCAGCGTCGGCGCGCCGTCCTTCTCGGCGACGATGCCGCAATGCTTGGCGGGGCCGCGCGGCGCCATGCGGAACAGCGCCACGTCGCCCGGGCGAAGCGCCGCCGGCGCGATCTGCGTCAGATGCCGCGCCAGCGCGTCGCGCAAGGTCTCCGCACCCGTCGCCTCGGCCCAGTCGGGCGCGTAAGGCGGCGCGTGCTCGGGCTCTTCGCCCCTGAGCTCGCGCCACACGCCGCGCAGCAGTCCCAGGCAATCGCAGCCCGCGCCTTTGACGCTCGCCTGGTGCACATAGGGCGTGCCGATCCAGCTTCTTGCGATGTCTTCAATTTCCATAGCGGCTGCCTCCGTCGAGCGCCTGGCTGCGCGCGGGATAGGACAGCACCGCGTCGTTGCCGGGCATGTAGGGAAAGCCGCGGAAGTTGGCCGCGTTGGCGAACTTGGCCTTGCAGGTCGCGAACTGCTTGTCGCAGCCGGCGGTGATCCGGAACGCGTCTCCGGGCGCCACGCTCTCGCTCATCGCCTGCCACAGCTCGACGGTGCAGACGCTGCCGGCGAGCGCGTGACGCTTGACGTCCATCGCGCGGCCGGCATTGGCGCCGCTGGTGAAGCCGAGCTTGCCGCCGGCGAACCAGCCGTCGGCGAACTCTGCCAGCCCCGACACCGTGAAGCGCCGCGCGTCGCCCGCGCTCGTGACCAGGCCCGTGGCGTTGAACCGCGCATCGGCAAGGTCGACCGTGCAGCGCGCGTCGCCCAGATCGGCGTCGCAGGAATAGCCGTAGGCGCGGCCGACGCTCTGGTTCAGCTTGTGCGCAAGCCCGCGCACCTCGGCCTGGAACGCGGATGCGCCGCGGCTCACCTGGCCGAGATTGCCCTTGCGCATCAGCACGCGCTGGTCGGCCGCCTGCCAGTTCACGCGCCAGATCTCGATGGCCGCGTCGTCGTAGAGGCCGGCCGCGAGATCGTCCTCGTTCAGGCTGGCCGAGGACAGCGCGCCCATGACGGTGAGGTTGTCGACGGCAAGGCCGAGGCTCGACTGCACCTCGCTCGCCGTGAAGCCGCTGGCGGCCTCGTAGGTCACGCCGTCGAAGACGAGCGGCACGTCGTGATCGGTGAAGCCCTGGACCGCATCGTCGCCGCGCACGATCTTCCAGCACCAGCACAAGGTCGTGGCGCCCGACGACAGATGGTCCTGCAGGCCCGAGGGAAGGGTTTTCATGCATCGTCTCCCACGAAGCTGTCACGGCCCGCAAGTGCGGGCCGCCCAGGTTGCCGCGCCGTCTTCACAGCCGCACCTCCACCAGCGGGATGGACGGCACCTCGCCCGCGGCGAAGCTCGCCAGGTTGACCAGCAGCTGGTCCGTGTCGAAGCGCGCCGGCACGTCGAATTCATAGCCGGCGGCGACGGCGCCGGTCGGCGCCACGTCGAATGTCACCGCGCCGTTCGCGACCGAGAATCCCGACACGACCTCGGCTCCCGCCACCGCGACGCGCACCGTGCCGTCCACCGGCAGCGCGATGGCGCGCGTCCAGCTCGACGGGCCCGACATATAGGTCTTGATCAGCGGGAACACGGTGACGACGCCGTCGCCCGTGCCCAGCGCCTGGTCGAGCGGCGCCGCCGCGGCGCCCGGCGCGCAGGATTTGAAGTCGGCGAAATCCTTGAAGCGGAATGCATTCAGGCGGCCGAGCCGCGCCTCGAAGAACGCGATCACCGCGCCGAGATCGTCGAGCGTCTTCACGCCCGAGCCGACGTCGTAGCGGCGCCGCGAATTGGCCCAGACCGCGTTGCGCTCCTCGAAGCCCGAGCCCAGCGACACGATTTCGGTGCGGCGCTGCGGCCCGCCGGTGGAATGGAACGCGACCGCGGTGGGGAAGCGTACGTCATGGAAGCTCATAGGTTGCGTTGTCCTCTCGCCAGCGCGCGCGACATCATCGCGGCGATCTGGCTCTGCGATTTCAGGAAGCTCGCGGCGTCGGCCGTCTGCACGTTCACGACGATGCGCGGGCCGGCCGCTTTCAGATCGGCGTTGGAGGTGATGGTGCCGGCGCCGGACGGCGTGAACAGCTCGGGCCCCTGCTCGCCGACCAGATAGGTCTCGCCCGGCGCGACCGGCCCGCCCTGCGCCAGCGCGCCCGCGACGGGCAGGAACGAGCTCGCGATCGAGCCGACCAGGTTCTCCAGCGGCTTGGTGATGAACTGGCTGATCGCGATGCGCTCGAAATCGGCGAGCACCGCCTCGACCAGCTGGTCGATGGAGAGCTTCCCCGAGGCCGCGGCGCGCGCGATGGTGCGCGCCACCGCGTCGAAGCTCTTGGTCACCGCGGCTTCGATGGTGCCCGTCGCCTGGACCACCGGACCTTGCGCGAACGCGTTCAGCGCCGCGGCCGCCTTGTCGAGGCCGGGACCGAAGTCAGGGTCGGACATCGGGATGCTCCTTCATCATCGCTTCCAGCTCCGCGCGCGCGAGCGGCGCGGCACCGCGCGGCGGCGCGATCGCCGCGCGCCATTCGGCGAGCGACATCGCCCAAAAGGCTTTCGGATCGAGACGCATGCGGCCTAGTCCGAGCGCGAGCAGGGCGTGCCAGCGAAAGGGCCGGCGGGTTCCTTCGCTTCCATGCTGTCCTTCGCTTGCGTCTGCGAAAGCCCCGCCGCCGCGAAGGTTTCGCCCACCGCCGCTATCAGGGACGGAAGGTCGCATGGCAGGCTGAGCACCGCGTCCGGCGTCATCTCGGCATGTCCGCCGCCGCGCAGCAGCGCCGCCGCGACGACGGCGAGGTCGCCCGAGCTGGCGCGCTTCAGGCGCTGGCCCACGTCGGAGAGGTTGGCGAGGCCCAGCCCGTCCTCGATCTCGGCCAGCGCGCCCAAGGTGAGCAGCAGGACGTAGCGGTGCTCGCCGGCGATGAGCGCGACCTCGCCGCGGATCTTGTTCGCCATGGTCACGCTCCCGCGAACGACAGCGCGCCGGCCGAGGCGAGCGACAGCGCGACCTTCACCTCGCCGTCATACGGGCCGTCGTACTGCAGCGAGACGATCTTGAACGCGCCGCTGACCGTGCCGAAGCTCGGGATCACCACCTGCCAGTTGGCGATGCGCTGGTCGAAGAAGGCGCCGCGGATCGCGGCGTCCGAGCCTGCGTCCTTGAACACGCCCGCGCCCGACACCGTCGCCGACTTGACGCCCGAGTCGAGCAGCTCGCGCCACATATCGGTCGAATCCGAATTGGTGACGTCGATGCTCTGCGCATTGAAGCCCAGCGTGGTGGCGCGCAGGCCCGCCACGGTGGTGAAGGCTTCGGGCTCCGCCCCGTCGCCGATCTTGAGCAAGAGGTCCTTGCCCGGTTGTGCGGTCATGGTGCTTGTCTCCTTGTTATCCTCCCCCGCTTCGCAGGGGAGGAGATTCATTGAGGCTCCAGCACGGCCCTGAACTTCAGCACCGCGTGCACGCTTTCGCCGTCCTGGGTGAAATCGGTCGTGAGATGACGGATGCCGATCAGCGCCTGGCCGGTGACGTCGAGCGCGGCGCCGTCGAGCGCCAGGCGCAGCGTCTCGGCTGCGAGCTTCGCTTCCTTGTGTCCCGGCGCGCGCGACCACAGATGCAGGCTCAGCGCGTGTTCGCTGCCGGCTTCGGTCGCGGTGCTCCAATCCGCCATGCGGTCGTCGCCGATGACGCAATAGGGAAAGGCGGCGCTTCTGGGCGGCGCATCGAAGACGCGCGGCGGATCGCCCAGCGCCTCCTTCACCTCGTCGCTCGAGACGAGCGTGGCCAAGACCGCCTGCTGCAGGGCCCAGCTCGCGCTCATGCCAGCTCCTCCGCCAGCAGGGTCATGAATGGTTTCATCGGTCCCTCGTCGATCACGGTGTGGATGCGGAAGATGCGCGCGCCCACCATGGCGCGCTGGCCCGCCGCGAGGTCGCCGCGGCGGCGAAGGGTGAGGCGGTGGCGCACGCGCGCCTCGAGCCGTCCGGGCCCGAAGGCATCGTCGCCGCCGATCGGCTCGACCTTCATCCACACGGTGGCGAAGGATTCCCACGTGTCGCCGAAGCCGCCGCCGCCGTCGGGCGCGAGCGTGTTCGCGAGCAGGACTGCCCGCTGGTTCAATTGTCCGATCATGGCTGTCTTTCACCTCCTCCTTGTGGGGAGGTTGTTCAAAGCCTGAACACGCGATGGGGCGCGAGCAGGACCGCGGCGTCGAGGCACTCGGTCGCGGGCGCGTCGCCGCGATTGACGTAGAGCTCGGCCATCAGGTCGAGGATCGCGGCGCGGATGTCGGCCGGCACGTCGGACGCTGCGTCGCCGAAGCCGGCATCGAAGGCGATCGCGAGCGCGTTCAGCTCGCGCAAGCCGGGCGGCGCGATGCAGCCGAGCACGACGCGGCTTCCGGGCAGGTCGACGTCGTACGACGACGGGTCGATGACGGTCGCGCTGCCGTCGCGCGCATAGGTCGTGACCGACGACACCGCGCGAAGCGGCGGCAGCGGAACCTGGACGACCTCCTGCCAGCAATCGAGCCACAGGATCCAGCTCTGCGAAACGAAGGCGCGGCCGGTATGCCATTCCGCGCGGGCGCGCGCGGCGGTGATCAAGGTGGATATCAGCGCGTCGTCGGCATCGGTGTCGAGCTTCAGCTGCGCCTTGGCCTCGGCGAGCGTGACCGGCTCGAGCGCGGGGGGCGTGATGATCTGCAGCGGCATGGGTTGGACTTTCTTTATCCTCCGCCGTTTGCGGGGGAGGTGGATGCTCCGCGAGCGGAGCAGGCGGAGGGGCCCCCTCCGCCTCGCTTCGCTCGGCACCTCCCCCGCGTCGCAGGGGAGGACAACAAGGGCGTTTTTACGACACCGCGAACTTCATCAGCTTGATGGCCTCGAAGTTCTGCACCCCGCCGCCGACGCGCTTCGTGGTGTAGAACAGCACATAGGGCTTCGACGAATAGGGATCGCGCAGCACGCGCACGCCGACGCGGTCCACGACCAGATAGCCGCGGGCGAAATCGCCGAACGCGATCGAGTACGCGTTCGCGGCGATGTCGGGCATGTCCTCGACCTCGGTGACCGGATAGCCGAACAGGGTCGCGGGCTGCTCGGCCGAGACGCCGGGCTGCCAGACATAGTTGCCCGTCGTGTCCTTGAACTTGCGCACCGCGCTTTCGGTCTTGCGGTTCATCACCCAGCGGCCGTTGGCGCGATAGCCCTGCTTCGGCGCGTAAGCCAGATCGAGCAGCGCGTCGGTCGGGTTCGACGAGGCGAAGGCGCCGGCGGCGCCGCTGGCGATGTAGCCGATCTTGCCCCACACCCAGGACGCATCCGCGGCCGTCGTATAGGACAGGAACCCGGTCGGCTTGTTGGTGCCGTCGCCGGAGACGAAGGCGGCGCCCTCCTGCTCGGCGAAGACGATCTGCACCTCGTCGGCCAGCCACTGCTCGATGTCGACCTGGCTGTCGTCGAGCAGCGTCTGCGTCGCCGCCGGCATGGCATAGAGCTCCATCGCCGGGAAATCGAGCGCGGCGAGCGTCGGCGTGTTGGTCTGCGAGCGCGCATCGGTCTCGCCGACCCAGCCGGTCGCCGCACCCGCGGTGACGATGGGCTTGCGGTAGACGCTCGCGCCGATCTGGCGCACCGTCGCGATGGCGCGGATCGGCGAGGCTTTCGCCAGCACCCGGTCGACCGTCTGCTCGATCTCGAGCGGCACGGTATAGCCGCCGTCGGGATTGGAGCCGGCCGACATCGCTTTGAGCTCGAGCGCGTCGAGGCCGCCGGCATCGCCCTTCCTGACATAGCGGTCGAAGGCCTGCTTGCGCTCGCGCGCGTCGGGGGCGAGCGCCTTCCTGTCGCCGCCGCCGAGCACGGGCCGGCGCGACGCCAGCACCAGCTCGTCGACCAGCCGCTTCTGCTCGTCGAGCGCGCGGTCGATGCGCGCGACCTTGTCCTCGCTCACCACGTCGGCGGAGCGCTTCTCGATGTCGGCGAGCCGCTTGTCGTTCGATTCCTTGAACGCCTCGAACACGCGCATGAAGTCGCCATGGGCGTCGCGCAGCGGGGCGCTGTCGATGGTCTTGGTTTCCAGTTCCATGTCAAATCATCTCCTTGGGTTGCTCGCTTGTTTTCCCCCCAATCCCGTCACGCCGCTGCCCGGAAGAAGCGGGAACGTCACGACGGAAATCTCCCAGAGCTCGATCTCCACGAGCCGGCGCACGCCGTTCGCGCGCGTGGCGCGCAGGGTGCGGAAGCCGATCGACAGCCCGTCGATGGCGCGATCGGCCATCAGCGCGCGGACCTCGCGGGCGCGCCTCACCTCGAGGCTCAGCCGTCCGCGCACGTAAAGGCCGCGGGCGTCTTCCCTGATCTCTCGCCACGTCCCGATCGGCTCGTGCGCGAAATGCTGGTAGAGCATGCGCACCCCGGACGGCGGCCGCCGGCGCAGCGACGCCGCGAAAGCGCCGGGCGCCACCACGTCGCCGGCGCCGTCGACGACGCCGAACAGCGAGGCATAGCCCTCGAACTCGTCGCCCTCGAGCGGGTGAAGGCGCGCGGGTGCGGCGGCCTGCGCCAGCCGGCGCCGCATATAGGTCACCTGGGTCATTTCCGATTTCCCAAAAACAAAAAGGCCGCCTTGAAGGCGGCCTTGCGTTGGACGTCGTGTCGGTTCCGGCTACTTGCCGCGTTCTTCGCCCAGCCGCTTCTCGAGCAGGTCCAGGACCGCGTCGCGGTTCCTGCCGGAGGCATAGAGCGGGTCCGGACAGGCTTCCTCGAAGCCTTCCATCACCGCGGCGATCATCCCGGGCTCGCTGTCCTCGGGCGGGTTGTCGATCCGTGCACGGAGCGTCTCGGCGCGGTCGCGCGCGAAGAACGCGTAGCGCCTGCCCAGCGGCGGCTCGTCCGCGGTCGCGGGCGCGCGCGCCTTGCGCATCACCGCGAGCAGCGCCTCCACCACCCTTCGGCCCGAGGCCTGCGGGACGTCATAGGCGCAATGCCTGGCCTTCGGCGCGCGGCCGGACACGCCGTCCGCCTGCGCCGCGACGGTCTCGACGCGCCAGCCGCCGCCCGCGGTCCGCTTCAGCACGGTCCTGACCGAGCTCGCGCCGAAGGCATAGGCCGCATCCATCCGCGCGACGACGTCGGCGGCGACGGCACCGCCGTTCGTCACCAGCTCGAGCGTGCGCGCCGACGGCGCGGGCGGCGGAACGAGCGGCGTCACGACCATGCGCTCGCCCGCCGACACGGCGGTGGCGCAGCAGAGCGCGGCAAGAAGCATCGGCAGCGCGCGCGTCATCGTCCGCCCTCCGCGGTCAGTGCATCGACATGCAGCATCAGCCCTTCGGCGACGCCCGGCGCATAGCGGCCGAGCGCGCAATAGCGCGACAGCGCCTCGCCGATATCGGCGAGCTTCCCGGCCGGCGTGTCCGCCCCTGGCATGAAAGCCGCGCCGCGCAGCGGTCCCGCCGCGAATTCGTACGTCACGCCGTCCAGCCCGCCGCTCTTCGGCCAGCCATGGGCGAGCGCCCGCCGGAACGTCGCGGCGATGGCGAGCGCGCGTCCGTCGCCGAGCGCGCGCTCGCAACGCGCGCCGCCGCGCTCGGTGGCGATGCGATAGCCTCCCGCGCCGCCTTCGATGCGGATCTCGTACGCGCTCTCGAAAGCAGGCTCGACGCTGACGCCGACCAGCATCGGCGCCTCGGCGCCGTCGGCCTCTCCGAGCAGGAAATACAGCGTGGTGGCGACGGCGACGACGATCACCAGCGCCAGCCCCAGAACGTGATAGATCGCCCAGAACCAATAGGCGAAGGGCTCGGTGGCGCGCGGATGCACGTCCCACATGGTCACGACCGCGTCGCGGGTCAGCGCGCGCACCAGCCACGCGCCCAGGCTGAGCGTCGTGCCGCCGAAGGCCGCTATGAAGATCGGGATGACGTATTCGTCCATGGTCCTAGAGATGCGCGTCCGCCGGCGTGACGTAGAGCATCTTTTCCTTGAAGGCGAAGTAGAGATGAAGCGCGCGCAGCACCGGCGCGCGCAGATGCAGATCGGACGAGCCGAAGCAGCGTCCCTCGCGTCCGTCGATCCAATGCGCCTCGGGCCGGCATTCGGGACCGTCCTGCGACAGGATCGCGATATGCGGATCTGCGATGGCGATGCCCTCGACCGCGAGCGTCTTGAACGGATAGTGCCAGAACGTCGTGCCGCCTTGGGTCTCGGTGACCATGCCGGGCGAGCCGGGCGCGAGATCGAACAGGCGGCGCAGCGTCTTGCTGCCCATCACCGAGGACCCCTCGCGCATGTCGAGATCGACCGTGACCTTGCGGTCGTCCAGCGTCATGACGAAGGAGACGTGGCCGGAGGCGTCGGTCTTGAACGGCACCTCGGCATAGCTCGGCGCCCAATAGACGACGTTGCCCTGGCAATGCGCTTGCGAGAAGAGATTGAGCTTTCCCGCTTTCAGGTCGAGCTCGACGTCGAAGTTCTCCAGCAGGTCGAGCCCCGCCACGCCGTCGGCGCCGCTGCCCGTAAGCGCGGCGTCGACCCTGAGCATGTGGAAGTCCTTGGCATGGGTGCTGCCGATGGCGAGCTCGCCGACGCTCACCTGCCGGGTCACCGTTTCGGCATTGAGGTGGGGGCTGATGCCCGGCGGCAGCCGCCTGGTCTCGTAGCCGAGCTGGTCGGCGAGCGGGCCCGAGATCGCCGAGAAGGGATTGTTCAAGCCCAGCACGAACCGGCGCTCCGCCCCGCCGATGGAAACGGGAATCGTGTACTCGCCGCTGCCGAGCGGCTTCAGCGTGAGCGCCGCGATCTGCGGCAGCGCGCATTTCTCGGCCGCCCGGGCGGGCAGGGCGGCGGCCAGCAGGGCGGCCGCGCACAACATCGTCTTCATCTCACACCCCTCGTCCGCCGCGCGGCCATCATACCACATCCCCGCCCTCGACCGGCGAGTAGCCGGCGGCCTGGCGGCGCTCGTTCAGGGTGAGGAACGCGGCGCCGGCCAGCCGCTCCCACACGCTTTCGCGCTCGACCGCCAGCGCGTCGACCGCGTCGGCGTCGTAGCCGATCTTGAGGTTCTCGCCGAAGCGGGGCGCCAGCCAGCGCGTCAGCGACGCGGCGGTGCGGCCCACCAGCGGCAGCACGGTCTGGCGCCAGAACGACAGGTTCGCCTCGCGATAGTTCGAATAGGTGTTGTCGCCGGGGATGCCGAGCAGCATCGGCGGCACCCCGAAAGCGAGCGCGATCTCGCGCGCGGCACCGTCGCGGCCCGCCGCGAAATCCAGATCGGCGGGCGCATAGCTCATCGCCTTCCAGTCGAGCCCGCCTTCGAGCAGCATGGGCCGGCCGGCATTCTCGCGGCCCTGATAGGCGTCCTCGAGCTGGCTCTTGAGGCGCGCGTACTGGTCGTCGGTCAGATGCGGCGCGCCGTCGGGCCCCTTGTAGATCAGCGCGCCGGAGGGCCGCGCGGAATTGTCGAGCAGCGCCTTGGTCCAATCCCCGCCGGCATTGTGCACCTCGATGGCGCGCGCCGCCGCCTCGATCGGCGACAATCCGCAAGCGTCGTCGAGCGGATGGAACAGCATCGCGTGCAGCAGCGGCAGGAAGCCGCTGCCGCGCTCGGCCGCGATGGTCGTCACGTGATTGCCGACCGTATAGGTATAGGCGACGGCGCGGCCGCGCGCGCCCTGCACCGCACGCACGCGGTCGGGGCGCAGCACGTGCAGCTCGCGCACCTCGGGTCCGACCAGGATCGCCTCGAGATAGGCGTTGCCGGCGCATTGCAGATGCGCGTACCAGCGCTCGAACAGCGCGACGCCGTCCTCGTCGGCGTTGGGACGGGCGAGCAGCGAGAGCAGCGGATGCGCCTCGACCTCGTCGCGTCCGTCGTAGAGCAGCCACGGCACCGACGACGCGGACTCCGCGATCATGCGCACGCAGCGATAGGCCACCGCGTTGCGCATCACACCCTCGCGGGCGAGCGCGGCATAGCTGCGCTCGCCCCACGAGGGGCGCCCCGCGAGAGACAGGCAGGCGACGGGGGGAAACGCCGACTTCGTCTCGGGCGCGCGCGACGATGCGCGCCCCTGCGCGGAGCGGAACCAGTTCTGGAACATGGCTTAGACCTTTCTGATGCTCGGCCCGGCCTTGGCGACCGGGAACAGATCGCTCAGCGCCCAGACGAGCGCGTCGAGCCGGTCGGGGCTTTCGCCCCTCTTTCGGGCTTCATAGTTGCAGAGCTGGTCCTCCAGCTCGGGGAAGACGCCGACGTGATGGATGCGGCCGGTCTCGTAGAGCAGGGCGACGGGTTCGGCGCGCACCGTCTTGGACTTGCGCGCGTTGACCAGCCTGACCGGCGCGTTCTTCAGCTGGTCGACGAGCACGGCCTTGACCATCTCGCCGCCCTGGTTGCTTTCGGCCACGATGCAGCCCGCGTCGAAGAGCTCGAAGGCCTCGGCGACGCGCTGCGACCAGCCGAGCGGGGTCAGGCCGGCCATCGACCGGTCGGCGAGCACATAGCCCTTGCCGTCCGCGCCCAGGCCCGCCACCACGATGCCGCAGGCCGCACCGTGCGACGTCGCAGGCGGATCGACCGCGACGACGATGCGCACGAGTTCCGGCGCCGCGCGCAGGCGGCCGCGCTCGATCCAGTCGCGCTTCCACAGCGCGCTCTCGACGTCGGCGATGATCTCGGCGTCGAGCTCCTGGCGGCCGAGCCTGGTGCCGCCGTAGCGCGCCTCCAGATCCTCGACGAAGCCCGGGGCGAGGTTGGCCGCGTTGTCGCGCGTCGAGCTGCGCGTGACCTTGGTGCCGCGCGCCTCCATCAGCCGCGCGAGCGCGGGCAGATTGCGCGGCGTCGTGGTGATCGCCATGCGCGGCTGCTTTCCCAGCCGAAGCGCCATGCGCAGCATGTCGAGCGCGGCGTCCGGCTGCGACCATTTGCAGAACTCGTCGCACCACGCCGCGTCGAACTGATGGCCGCGGATGCCGTCGGGCTCCTCGGCGCTCAGCACCGTCGCGACCGCGCCGTTAGGCCAGCGCAGGCGATGGTTCGAGGGCTGGTATTGCGCGGCACCCGCCACGCTCAGCAATCCGGATTCGCCTTCGATCATCACCGCACGCGCGTCGTTGTAGGTCGCGCCGACGAGCGCGATGCGGCGCATGCGTTTGGCCTTGACGCCGCCCGCCACCCATTCGGCGCCGGCTCGCGTCTTGCCCGCGCCGCGTCCGCCCAGATAGAGCCAGACCCGCCAGCGGCCGGGCGGCGCGAGCTGCTCGTCGCGCGCCCAGAACGTCCAGAGCCGGCGCAGAAATGCGGCCGTGTCGTCATTCAT